TCATTGGACGGTACCAAGCTGTGTGTTCATTCAAGAATGCAGCATACTCATCTAAGAATTTCCAAGATCCTTTTTCATTGATATAATCTTTAAGACTAGCTCCAATTTTTAATGTTACCCCAGGTTCAAACCATTGTTGATTTAATAGCTTAGCCATATGGTAGTAAGAAGATGCAATCTGACGTTTCTTTAGAATAGCAGCATGTTTATAGTTAAGTTCTGCAAGTAGTTCATATAAAGCCATATGATACTGGGCATCCCGGATATCAGCAAAACCAAACTGTTGAATCTCTTTGTTAAAGATTGGTAGAAAGTTTAACCACATGTAGTATTCTCTTGCAAGAAACCAGGTATTCTCACCATCTTTAATGATTATACCTTTTCTACATTTAGTTTTTTGATCATCCCAATAATTTATAAAGTCTTTTGACTTGTAAGGGTGTGTACAGTATACTCCATCTTTTCTGAATTTATTTGATTCTGATATGAATACTGTATTGGTTGTTTCGTTGAAATTGTACTCACCTGGTTCTTTGAATATATTTCTAATAAATCCAGCAAATTCTTCTCTGGATTCAAAACTAGTTTCTGTCCATTTTCCATTTTCGTAGGTCGGTATATTTTGATAAATTTCACTCATTACATGTCATATGCTAGTCCTTGTCCACCTCTTACTCTACTTGATTGTTCCTCTTGAAGATCTTTATAAGCACCTTTAAAAGATTGTCTAATTGCCTCATAGTTTTTAGCTGCAGCAATTAGTGAGTTCATGTTACCATCTCTACCATGTGTGATGGGAGTAGTTTCCATATATCTTGCTAATCTATCTAACATAGATGAAATACCTTTGTATGCTCTAGATGTAGGAGTTTCATACATCCTTTCACAAAATTTAAGTGCTGTAAAGATTGTTTCATCTTCGGTAGAAAAGTTTCCGTCTATTTGTTCCATAATAATATTTTCTTTATCTACATCCGGAGTAAAGAAAAATGGATTAAGATCAGGATTAGGACAGCACATGTAAAAAAGATACATGTATATTTTAAGATAATCTTCAGGATACTCATCCATGACATCTTTCAAAGCCTTTAATGTATAACAATGTTCAGTAGGAATTACTACTCCATTCTGAACATCAAAGAGTTTAGTTAATATCATTTCTTTTTTATTTTGTCTTTGTTATCATGAAGATAATGCATTATTGCTTGAACTTCATCTATTAAGTAAGGTATTGAAATTGGCACAACTTCTTTTACAACAGGTTCTCCGTTTTCATCTTTCTTAGTTATAGGATACCCCCAGTCATCTTCACGTTCTATTTCAAAAGTAATATGGTGTATGAATATTCTTCCCGGTTTTAGTTTAGGATTGTGTTTCAATATAATATACATATAAATACTTAACTGCAAAGCATAATGGTAGAAATTACAATCATCCAAATTATCTACGGGAAGATTCATTTTTTCTGACTTACCTTCAAAATTGACAAAAGATTCTTTCTTAATTTCTTTATTAGTCTTGTAGTCAATTATATTTACTTTACCATTGACTACCTCAACTAAATCTGATTGACCACAGATACCGGCAGATCTAAGATAAACCATATGTTCTGGGTATACTCCTGGTTCTAATTTTTGAGAAGGTGCAATCTTAACACCTTCTCTAACTTCACTTGGTTTAAATACTGGTACCGTAACTCCTTCCCTTTCTATTGAAGCTAAGGAGCATAAATCAACTTCTCTTTGATTATGATACCATGTTCCTAGAGTAGTGGATCTATCAGCCTCGTTTGTCCAAATTTGTTGAATAATAACCGGATCAATCCCAAACCATTTAGATGATTTCTTTTTGCTTACTTTCTCTGCAATTCTTTTTGCATCAAAAGGTTTTTTAAAATGGGAAACAAGTGTTGTTACACTTATCCAATCAATGTTACTGTCATCAAGACTTCTGTAACTATGATCATCTGCATTAAATACAATCATATTATTAATCTTTAAGGTTGTCTAATTCATCTTCTTCCTCTACAGTAGCAATTGCTTCCCATTTACCAAGAGGACATTCTGAAGCTAATGATCTTGTCTTAAAATTAAGTGAGCATCCACATTCATTACAACACGGAGCTGTACCTTTGACAGCACATTTTTTTCCTTTACTAGGACACTCATCACAAATAGAGTATCTTAGTCTAGCAATTTCTTCTACAGTTTCATCACGAATAACAGTGTTAGTTATCCCCTCCAGAATCTGTTTCCGGTTTTGCCAAATTAATTTGAGAGTATTTTTCATCTTTAAAAGTTTTTCTTTTTAATAACTCTTGTTCTATTTTTTGATGGATATCACTCAAATGTTCTAATTTTTCTTCTACGCTCTTTTTATTATGATAAGCACCGAAAGTAGAGGTATCATGATTTTTTAGAACTTTTTCATAATGGGGTATTGCCTTTTTTACTTTCTGAATTTTAATCACAAAGTGACCTAACCCATCTACATTTATCCTTAAGTCACTAAGTGTTGTCATTTTTTTTCTAAGTTTCTTGTAGTAAGATTCTACTAAACTTTCTACAAGATCTTCTGAAATGTCAAATTCTTCAGTAATCTCTTTATATAAACTATTTGCTTTCTTCGGAATCATGCCCTAAAAATTTATAGTCTAATAAGATTGTACCTTCTGTCTGAACTCTTAAGTTAGGATTAAGCATTATGACTTTTTTATTACCCGGATCCTTAACTACAAGTCCACTTTTTTCTGCCTTGTTAATACTATTTCTTACAGTTTGTGGTGATTTAAATATCCATTCCTCTTCTGCAGAAGCATCAAGACAAAAATTACTAAGTTCTATAGGTTCATTAAAACTTAGTAATGTCAGACAGTCAAGATCAGACTCACTCATTGTTATACGATTAATATAACAATGAGTTAGAATCTGAAATTTAACAATATCCCATTTGGGCATTTTAACCCTTTTCTGTACTTGATTAACAAGTGCCATTATCCTTTTCGTAGTTTCTTACCTCCAGCTGGTGCTTTTGCTATAGGTTTTATTGGTGGTACAGAATGTGGTTGAAGATCTTCTCTATCATCCTCTTCTTCATTTAAATCAGGTTGAGCAGCTGCCATCATTGTTGCATACTGGAATTGCATAGTTGCTCTCTTGTATCTAGCCTCCTCCACTTCAGTTAACAACTTTTCATACTTAGCTTGTGCTTCCAGATAGGGTAGAGATCTTTCATAAAAAGATTTCATTTCTTCTCGTCTTGCTTCTAATTGTTCTGGTGACAATTCTTCTTGGTGTTGGTTTTCCATGACATTATTTAATTAAAGTTTACACAAATATACAATTTTTGTTTAAACATATATTATGTAAAAACAAAAATCCAGGTACTTGATATACCTGGATTACAGTAAGTTATTTAAGATTACCTATTCTTGATTGTAAAATTTAGAATAGTGAACATATAGAATTCTCTAGAAATATCTAGTTCAATTGTAATAATATCTAATGTAGATATTCTCAATCTAATTGATAACTTATCCCATTGCTTATTCCAAGCTTTCCAACCATTTCTTAATTTCATTTTACAAGAGATTTAAGCATTGCAATCATTTTAGGTTGTGGTGAAATATCACTTTTATCTCTTCTGTATGAATTATGGGAATAAACTCCCGGCTTAGCACTTAATGCATTTTTAGAAACATTCCACATATCATTCTCATCATACACAAGAGGAATGCCGTGTACTTTCCCCCAATATACTAACAGTTGTCTTACAGATTCAATTTGAGCATCTGTATAAGCATGATAATGAATAAACCCTTTATATGGTTTATCTAGTGTACATACTTGATCTGCCGGTACAATTCTATCTACATAGTTATAAAACTTATCACCTTTTTTTGTTAAAGGTCCCCAATTACAAATTTCAATACCAATTGCTAGAGGATCCAATGATCTATAAGGTAATCCTTGTGCTCTGAATACATCAGGTTTAATACCTAAATGATATGCCCAATGTCTAGATGAAAAGGCTTGACAAATCTCACCATCAAAATTATTAGTAGATGTACCTTTACCCGAAATAGTTACACATGTTGCAATTCTACCTCTATCATCAGCATCCCACATTTTAATAGTACTTACTCCGGATGAGTTTCCTGCAGTATGGTGGAGGACAATCTGTAATTTTTTGGTTTCTTCTTTTACATATTGTTTCTCAGATAGCGGTACTTGCTTGATTTTAGTTAAATCTAACTGGCTCATTACTTATTGAATTTTTTTACAAAAGTTTTTGACAACCAATTACCAATACGTTTTAGAAAAGAATTATCAGAATTAACCACAACTACAGTACCTGTTTCATCTTTCTTTACCTCAACGTCTAGTTTTTCAGTATCAAGTTTAAACTCTTTTACTTCTTCATCTTTACTTAAGTGTACATCTACTTTAGGAGTGTCTACTTTAACTTTAACATTTTTTCCTTTCTTGTTAATTGATACATCCACCTTCTCAGTATCAACTGAAATGTCTACGTTACTTGCTTTTTTCTTTGCCATATTTATTTGATTTTTGTTACATCTTCTTCAGCACTATCATCTACTGTTAATTGAGATAATGTTGCTGCTACTGTTCCTGCTGTTACTACATACCCAGCTACAGTAATTACTACTGCCGGTAATGCAATAGGTGCTGCTAAAATTACTCCTGCAGCACTTCCTGTAATGATGGCCCACCTTTGCACTCTTTTCCAAAACTTTGGGGTCTTGGATTGCCATCTTTCTTTAAGGGTTTTTTCTTTCATCATCTGTTGGTTTTATTGGTTCATCTTTAATGTATTTAGATAAATGTTTTAGAATTGGTAAATGCTCTGTCCACCCTATCCTTTTGAAGTTTTCAAGATTTGACCATAACAAATTTATAATAATATAATTATAAAATGCATAATGCAACCATTCATACAAGTTAAATGTTGCTCCAAATACAGGTTTGATAGGTACATTTACTGCAAGAGCATGTGATATACCGATCATCAACATATATACAAATAACTTAAACCAACCTTTACCAAAGAGTTCTGAATCAAATTTTTTACCCTCTTTTTTAGAAGCCTTAAGCCCAGTATAAAATTCAAGAAAAAACAGTAAAATTATTGCAATTCCTACAGGTAATACAATACCAAAAATTGCATTAAAATAATATGCTAAAGTTGCAAAAAATGCACTTATACCTGCTCCAGCTGTCATTAGATTGGGATGAAATGCGCTATCTATGAAATGATTAGTATCACGATAACCAGAAGCTACAATTAATTTTGTTAGTACTGTTTTCATTACTCATTTATAATTTTAATATATTAATTTACAAATACTCCTGTTGCAGATTTAACATCTGTTGGTAACAATGCCCAATTATCTGTGTTTGAAAAAACACCTCTATAAGAATAAATTCTTTTGCCTAATGATGAATCAATATCTGTAGCATTAACAAATCCTACATTAAGTGTTGAGTTATTAAAGACTGTGAATATAGCTTTGCTTCCCCCAATTGTAGATTGCATTAAAATTCTATTTGCATCTGCGGCTTGTGTACAAGTAAAAGACTGTCTTACTAAATATGTTTTTGTAGAAATCAATGACGTTGTTCTTAATGCTGTATTATCTGTTCCCAAAATCAAATTGAATACATCAAAAGTGCCATCTGTACCTGCAAATGTTGTAGTAGAATTACCCAAAGTCAAAGTGCCTGTACAAGTTAGTTTATTGTTTAAAGTAACTAATGCAACACTACCTACACCTTCTGATGCTCCAAAAACCACATTATTAAATATAATAGCACCATGATTAAATGTTGTCCCTGTTACTCTATTCCATAGTGTACCACCTGTTGTTATAACTGTGCCTGCGGTATAAGTAAATATACCACCACCAATATTTCCTCCTGTAATAGTTAATGTACCTGCCGTATTTATGGTGAAACTATTTGAAAAATAACCTGTGTTTGTTCTGTTCCATGTTCCTGTTCCTCCATAAATAAAAGCAGTCGTACCCAAATAAGTACCTGCTCCCGATTGTAAAATATTACCATTAATGGTTATTGAATTTCCATTTATAGTGCCTGCAATTGCATTTACAAAAGTTAAATTTTGACAAGACCATGCACTAGGTAATGTAGTGGTACCTGTATTACCCAATTCAAGATTTGTAAAGTTAAGGGTATTTCCTCCTAATACAAAAGTTGTTGCATTTGCTCCTGTTGTACCAAAAGTTACAGCATTAATATTACTAGTTAAAGTAATAGTGTTATTGACTAATAACTTATTCCAGGTTTTACCAGAAACATTTAAAGTAGTTGAGCTACTTATAACTACTGTTGCTCCTGTATCTACAACTGTACCTGCAGTATAAGTAAATGTATTACTAGATTTATAAACAGTTCCTGATATAGTAAGCGTCCCAACTGTATTTATTGTAACACTATTTCCTATAGCACCGCTGTTTGTATGTGACCAAGTACCTGTACCATTAAAATTAAATAATGTAGTTCCTGATGTATTCCCTACAGAATTATACGTTAAATCACCACTAATGTTTAATGTGTTTCCGTTTATAGTTGGAGTAAAATTACCTTCAAAACTTAAAGTTCCTAAAACAGTGAGATTATCTGCTAGTGTAAAAACACCATTTGCTGCAAATGTAATATTTCTACTCCATGAAGAACCGTTTGAAGTTATAGTTGAAGCAGTTTGAAATCTTAATGCAGCAGTACCCAAAACTGTATAAGCTCCTGTTCCCAAATTTACTACAGTTCCAGCAACACTAAGATTATTATTAAAAGTTAATGTTCCTGTAAAACCTGTAAGATTTAAATTAGCACAGCTTGAAGCTACGTTAATAGTAGCTGTACCTGCTCCACTTGAAGCATTAAAAAATACATTATCTACAGTTCCTGGTACAGATGCTCCCGAAGCACCACCCGATGTTGCTGACCAATTTGTTGTAGAGTTATAATTACCTGTTCCTCCTGCTACCCAATATCTATCTGGCATGATTATTCATTTTCAAGTTTACGTTCTTCTGTAATTCCCATATTGTAGATACCCAATTCAATTTCTTCTTCTGACTGTGGATTGAAATGATTTATCTCTACTTTAACTCTTTTATCATATTGTGGAAAAAAATACTCTACTAAAGTATAAACCATAACATAATCAAAGATTCTATCTGTATTTGGTATTGGATCACCATTCTCATCATAATCCCAATAGATCTGTTGTTGAGGAGTGTCTGTTCTATGTAATACAATCCATTCCATTATTAAGGAAGTTTAGTTATAAATACTGTTAACCAAGCTTTTGACAAAGTAGATGCAGAATCAAGATTGATTGCTACAATATCTCCCGCAGTTACTGCTGTTGACCAAGTAGTAAGTGCAAGATCAGAATTGATTTGTTGTGCAGTAAGTGTAGGCTTTTCAGTTCCTGTAATTGTATTTGCTACAGTAGGAATTATACCTGCTGATGTTTTCCATACATCAAAAACACAATTCCCTGAAATGTCACCTATAACTTGCCATCCTGTAATAGTGCCATTATAAGGAATAGTAATATATCCCACTACTCCTGTTACTGATGCATCAGCTACAGCACCAAAAGATCCTTTATCTGATCCTCC